CTTACAAAGTAAAGGAATTGAAGCTTCAAGAATTAAGATAATAAGCTATGGTAAAGAAAGACCAGAATTTTTAGGAACAGGTGAAGAAGTTTGGTCTAAAAACAGAAGAGCAGTTTCTGTTATTATAGAAAATAAATAATTGAGTTTCTTCAAACAAGACTTTCTACGGAGAGTCTTGTTTTTTGTCCTCGCATATATTTCCATCCATTTAATGAACAATATTAAAGGAGGAAATTATTATGTTTCTGGTTGGTATGATTTTGGGAATGCTTTTTGGCGTTATTCTAATCAAACTGCATGACCTTATGAATGAAGCTGATTCAAAGGCAAAGCAGTTTGCAGATGACGCCAAGGAGACCTATAAATTCTGGAAGGAGAAACGTAAGGCTAATAATTGATATTTTCGAAAGAGAGCTACTTTTACAAGTGGTTCTCTTTTTGCCTCGCAAAATTTGCATAGATTATAATGAGAGGAATAACCTCATCAACAATTTTATTATTAAAAGGAGATTAGTATTATGTTGAAGAAGATTATTGTTACTACTTTGGTGGTTATCGTTATGGTAAGCACGCTGGTAATTCCGGCGAATGCTCTGACTATGACTGAAGACGACAGACCGGTAGGTATCATTGGAATCGACTTGCTGATGAAGTATTATGAAGAATACGGTGACAATTCTGAGAAAGAAGAACCTGTTCCTGATTACGAAATTAGAATGGCGAACGTCAATGACCTTTGGACTGTTGTTCTTGAGGGCAAGGCAGACTTCGAGGATTATATGGCGGTTGGCTGCTATGACCATTATCCTTCCGAAGAAGAGATCAATGTACTTTGGGCAAACAGATTGACTAGCGACGAAGTATATGAAATGATTGATGAACTGAATTAACTCTACAAAGAAGATTCGTTGAATTTACAACGGGTCTTCTTTTTTTGCCTTTTAGACCTCGCAAAAATTACAACCCGTGTAATAGAGAGGAAAACGATTTTTACGTTTTCTTTATATTTTGAGGAGGTATGGAATGAAACGAGAAAATGCTTTTCAAGCAAGTCTGATTGATGAGCTTAAAGAAACTTTTTCTGGTTGCATTATTTTGAAGAATGATTCTTCATACATGCAGGGAATTCCAGACCTCTCAATTTTTTATAGAGATAAATGGGCGATGCTGGAATGCAAGAAAACTGCGAATGCAAATCATCAAGCAAACCAGGATTACTATGTGGCAGTAGCTAACGATATGAGCTATGCGGCGTTCATTTATCCGGAGAATAAAGACGAAGTCATGAAAGAGCTTAAGCGGCATTTTGCTTAGGCTCTTTTGTTTTTGAAAGGAGAATCAAATGGCTTTTGTATTTAATCCCCATCGAAACCTGGTTGGGCAGCATGCCTTTCTGAGTGCAAGCAAATATCATTGGCTGAACTATGACGATGAGAAGTTAATGACTTCTTACAATGCGGCCATGGCTGCTGCAAGAGGAACGGAACTGCATGATTTCGCCGCCAATGCGATCAAGCTCGGAGTAAAGCTCTCCGGAAACTCTACGATTGCGCTCTACGTTAACGATGCGATTCGTTTTGGCATGACACCGGAGCAGCCATTGTATCATTCTGAGAATTGCTTTGGAACGGCAGATGCTATTTGCTTCAACGGCAAGGTTCTTCGGATTCATGACTTAAAAACAGGCGAAGGTCCGACATCAATTAAGCAGCTTCGAATTTATGCGGCTTTATTCTGTCTGGAATATGGCGTCAAACCGGAAACGATTAAAACTGTTCTTCAGATCTATCAGCACGGAGATAAGGTAGGCGAAGAATCCGATCCGGAAGAAATCAGAAGCATTATGGACACGATTATGCGGTTTGACAAATTGATATTTGAAATGAAACGAGGAGTGAACTGATATGGCGTTAGAAGGCTATGATATCTCATGCTTAGTAATCGATGAATTGAAACCAGAAGATGATATTCTAGCTGAAGACGAACTTGAGCATTATGGCATGCCACGTCGTTCTGGACGTTACCCCTGGGGCTCTGGCGAAAATCCTTATCAGCGGACTGGATATTTTAGACGTGGTCTTTCCGAGATGCGCAGTCAGGGTATGACAGATAAGGAAATCATGCAGGCAATGGGCATGAGTTCTACAGAATTCAGACAGATGAACTCTTTGGCAAAAGACGCGAAACGTGCGGAAGATATTACAGAGATTCTGAAACTTAAGGATCAGGGGCTTTCCAATGTTGAGATTGGTAAGCGTATGGATCCTCCTATCGGAGAAAGCCAAGTACGTAATTTGCTTACAGCCAATTCGTCTGAGCGTGCCTCTATGACTTTGAATGTTGCCAATGCTCTTAAAAAGCAGATGGAGACAAAAAGATATCTCGATGTTGGAGATGCATCTGAGCGAGAGCTGAGCGACATGGTTGGCTTCAAAGTAACGGCTGAACGACGCGATACGGCTTTGGCGATGCTTCGTCAAGAAGGATATGATGTTGTCGAAATCAGAGTTCCGCAGGTTACAAATAAACGGAACTTTACGACAATGAAGATTCTGACTCCAGAGGGAACGACAAAGCAGGATATTTATAACAATCTTGATTCTGTAAAATCAATTGGAGATTACGACAGTATTTCCGAGATGACTTCTCTTGGTTTGAAACCGCCGGTGAGCATTGACTCTAAACGCGTGCAGGTTCGGTATCGTGATGAAGGTGGTCTGGAGAAAGATGGTGTCATCGAAATGCGTCGCGGTGTTGGTGATTTGTCTCTCGGTAAGGCCAATTACGCGCAGGTTCGTATTGCGGTGGATGGCACACATTATCTGAAGGGTATGGCGGTTTACTCCGACAACCTTCCGGATGGTGTTGACATTGTCTTTAATACCAATAAAACTTCTGATGTTCCGATGCTTGGTCCGAAGGACAACACAGTTCTGAAACCAATGAAGAAGACTGCTGATGGTCAGATCGATATGGCGAATCCATTTGGAGCAACCATTAAGAAACAGGTTGAATACGATGGTGCAGACGGTAAGAAGCAGCAGGGCGTTGTGAATATTGTCAATGAAGAAGGTAATTGGGGAGAGTACAGTAAAACGCTTTCCGCTCAGGTGCTTTCGAAGCAGCCTATTTCGTTGATTAAACGGCAGTTAAATCAGTCCTATGAAGAGAAAAAGCAGGAATATGACACGATTATGTCATTGACAAATCCGGCCGTTAAAAAGAAACTACTGGATACATTCTCTGAAGAATGTGATTCCGCTGCCGTTAACCTCAAGGCCGCTGCGCTTCCTAGACAGGCAACGCAAGTTATCCTTCCGCTGACAACCATTAAACCCACGGAGGTTTATGCTCCTCAGTATAAAGACGGAGAGGAAGTTGTTCTGATTCGTTTTCCACATGCGGGTGTCTTTGAGATTCCTAGGTTGATGGTAAATAACCGGAATAAAGAAGGGAAGTCCACAATCGGTGCATCTGCGAAGGACGCTATTGGCATTAGCGCGTCTGTCGCCGAACAGTTGTCTGGTGCGGATTTTGATGGCGATACCGTTGTTGTTATCCCCGTTAATGACAAAGTGCGTGTTCGTTCCGAGAAACCACTTACGCAGCTTAAAGATTTTGATCCCAAAGTTGAATACAAGGGTTATCCTGGAATGAAAAGGATTAATTCGGACTATAAGCAGAAACAGATGGGTGTTGTATCAAATTTGATTACGGATATGACACTACAGGGAGCGCCGAATGACGAAATTGCAAGGGCCGTTAAATATTCGATGTGTATTATCGATGCTGAAAAACATGGACTTGATTACAAGAGATGCTATCAGGATTGCGATATAGACTCTTTGAAGAAGAAGTATCAAGGAGGCGGCGGTGTTGCAACGTTGATCTCCCGCGCTAAAAGCGAAGTTCGAGTACCTGAACGTAAAAATTTCAGTATTGATCGTGATACGGATCCGGTAACTGGTGAACGTAAATTCAGAGAAACTGGAAGAAGCTACGTCGATACTGATGGTTCCGTTAAGTACGCAGAAGAGAAATCAACTCGTATGTTTGAGACCAAAGATGCTCGTACATTGATCTCCGATGCAGATACGCTTACCGAGCGGGCCTATGCGAATTACGCGAATCAGCTCAAAGCTTTGGCCAATAAGGCAAGAAAAGAGTATGTGTCTACTGGTTCCATCCCGTTAAGCAAGACTGCTCAAGCTTCTTATGCCGAAGAAGTGAATTCTTTGAAGTCTAAGCTCAATAACGCGCTTAAGAATGCGCCAAAAGAACGACAGGCTCAGATAACTGCCAATGTAGTTGTTAAGATCAAGAAACAGGATAATCCCGACATCACCAAAGGCGAAGAGAAACGTCTCCGTCAGCAAGCACTATCTGCTGCACGGCAACGATTTGGAGCCAACAGGCAGAATGTACGGGTAAACATCACGGATCGTGAATGGGATGCCATTCAGGCCGGTGCGGTTAGCAACAGTCTTTTAGTAAGGATTCTTGCTAACACAGATATGGATGCTGTAAAGCAAAGAGCCCTGCCCAAGACTGAACAGGCTATTTCTACTGCTCGTCAGAGAAGAATCAAGACACTGCTTGCAGCTGGTTATACAGTAGCTGAAGTCGCGGAATCCGTTGGTGTATCGACGTCTACGGTCAATAAATACAGTTAACAGGAGGTGATACTTATGGTAGAGAAACAAGCTATGCTGTCTACAATTGACAATCCTTGGAATCCGTTTACTCATTTCGATGAATGGTATGCGTTTGACATCGGTCATGGGTATCATTCTTGTGCTGTTCTTGATCGATTTGCAAAGACTTCGAATGATCTGTCTGATGCTGACAATTCTGTTGAGATTAGCAACGCAATTGATGAGATCATTAAATGCGATCCGAGACATGTGTTTGTAAAAGTGGTTAATTGAATCTGGTTTTGAATGATTCGATTAACAAACATTGCAAACAACAAATTAAAAGCTTTTTCATCTGAAAATATTTTGTGAATTCTTAGATTGTTTTTCAAATGAAATTGAAACAGTTCGCCGCTATAAGGCCACTAATATCTATACACGATGCCATAGGGGAGGGGTAATATCATTACACCCCCACCCCTGCAT